TCTAATAATCTAAGAATAAGTATGGCTTTCAATTCTTTCCTAAAAGGAAAAATTGGCGAAAATGAAAATTTGACGGAGTTAATTTTATGAGCGATGATTATTCAAAACTTAAACATTCTAAACGCAGACTGAAATCGGAAACACACGCAAAAAAACAATCTAAGATTGCAAAAATTTATGGTATTGTAGTCGATAGTATACACAGATATGCCAAGAAACATTGGGCTGACTGTGGCAATTCAGATTGTTCTTTGTGTGGAAACCCAAGAAAAATATGGGGTGAAAAAACAATACAGGAGAAAAGAAGTGAGCAGCGAGACAGAACTAACGGTTGAAGAATATGCAAACAGTATGGTTGTTGGTGTTGATTATTCTTTTCAAACACCAACCAATGATACACAATCTGTACACATTAAATTCTTAAAAGGCAAATATGCAGATACCACTATTAGGTATGGTAAAATAAAAATTGAAGAAAAAGATGATGCTGCTCATTTACAATTTGCTTTTGATGTGATAGAATGTAAAGATATAAAGCCAAAAAAATTACAAAAAGATTCGGATTTTATCAAATATGTCGGAGACTTTTTGGTACATCTATTAGCTATGAAAATTGAGGACAATGATGAAGTTGGAACAAACGATACTGAAAAACCTGGTGTTTAATGAGGATTATCTAAGAAAAGTATTACCATTTTTAAAGAAAGAGTATTTTACAACGAATGCCGAAAAGGTAATCTACAATGAAATTACATCATTCACTCAAACTTACAATAGCTCGCCAACAATTGAAGCACTTAGTATTGCCGTCAAAGAAAAGACTAATCTCACAGATGATGAAGTACAGAGATGTGAGGATTATCTCAAAGAAATACAAGATAATAAAGAAACAAGTACCGAAATTCAATGGCTTGTTGATAAAACCGAAAAGTTTTGTCAAGAGAAAGCAATATACAACGCAGTACTTGGGTCAATTTCTATTCTCGATGGCAAAGACAAACAACACGACAAAGGTCAGATTCCCAAGATATTATCGGACGCCTTATCGGTAAGTTTTGATAATTCTGTTGGGCATGACTACTTGGAGAACTCTGATGACCGATTCGAATTTTATCACAGAAAAGAAGAAAGAATCCCATTTGATCTTGAATATTTTAACAAGATTACAAAAGGTGGCCTTCCAAACAAAACTCTTAATATTGCCCTTGCTGGCACTGGTGTTGGCAAGTCTCTTTTTATGTGCCATGTTGCCGCTGGCTGTATGGTTCAAGGTAAAAATGTTCTTTACCTCACGTTAGAGATGTCTGAAGAAAAGATTGCAGAGCGTATTGATGCAAATCTTTTAAATGTTGATATCGGTGATCTTCAAGAATTGCCGAAAGATATATATGATAAGAAGGTCGCTCGTGTTCGAGATAAAACGACCGGCAAACTAATCATCAAAGAATATCCAACCGCATCAGCTTCAGTAATTCACTTCAGAACTCTACTAAATGAACTTAATCTTAAGCGTTCTTTTGTTCCCGATATTATTTTTATTGACTACCTTAATATTTGCTGTTCTGCTAGGATTAAACCTGGCGCTTCTATTAACTCGTACACCTATGTCAAAGCAATTGCTGAGGAGTTACGGGGATTGGCTGTGGAATTCAACGTACCTATTGTTAGTGCGACCCAAACCACTAGAAGCGGGTATACATCAAGTGATCCGGGACTGGAAGATACTTCAGAATCGTTTGGCTTACCTGCGACAGCGGACTTAATGTTTGCTTTGATTTCATCTGAAGATTTGGACCAACTTGGCCAAATTATGGTGAAACAATTGAAGAATCGTTATAATGATCCAACATTTCATAAGAGATTTACTGTTGGTATCGACAGAGCAAAAATGAAGTTATTTGATATTGAACAGGCTGCACAAAATAATATTGTTGATGCTGGTCATAAAGGCCAAGACAAACCTATCAATACTTTTGGTAATGGTGAAAAGAAAAGCTTTCAAGGATTCAAAGTATGAAATTGAGTGTCGATGACGCTTTGCATTGTGCAAAGGTCTTTGAGGATTACTTTGGCAATTTTGATCGCATAGATGAATATATGCGTGATCAAAAGATAAATTCACTATCAGAGATTCCCACATCATTATTTCCACCAGAAGATGATCTGTTTTCAGATTTCTCTATGTCACCAGCAGACATGGATTTTGTTATTGAGGAAACTCCAAATGAAACATGGGAAACACTTTTGGCAATTACCAGTTCCCATGTGAACATTCAACCGGTAGGCAAACAACTCAGAGTTGGTATTAAAGAGAAGAATACAGGAAAGTATGTGGGGTTCATTCGAATGGGATCACCAGTCATCAACTGTAAACCTCGTAATGATCTTCTTGGACAAGTTTTTACGCAGAATCCAGACTGGTCTAAACGATTCAATCAGTCTGCAATCATGGGTTTTGTTATTGTACCATCACAACCATTTGGGTATAATTATCTTGGTGGTAAATTACTTGCTGCTATTTGTTGTTCTCACCAGGTGAAAAAATTATTGGACAAAAAATACAATATGGAAACTTGCCTCTTTGAAACAACCAGTTTATATGGTAGTACCAAACAAGTTTCACAATATGATGGCATGAAACCACTAATTCGTTATCAAGGATTGACAGATTCAGATTTTTTGCCTATGATGCACGGTAAACCATACGAAGATTTGAAAAACTTTGTTGAAGATAAGCTTGGTAAAATTGTTGATGACAATATTTCAAGTAGAAAATTAAAAATCAGCATGAAGATTATTTCATTGACTAGGTCAGCATTAAAAGATAGTCCAAAACTAGAAAAATTCGAACAGATAATCAATAATGCAAAGAACTTGACCGAACAAAAGAGATACTATTATTCTAATTATGGTTTTAAGAACTTTATTGATTATGTGAACTGCAAAACAGACAAGTTGATACCAGACGAAAACTATGATAAGTTTGATTTGTCAAATATCATAGACTGGTGGAAAAAGAAGGCAATGAACCGTTATGAGAACCTAAAGTCTGATGGTCGATTAAGAAACGAAATCGAAATTTGGACCTCTGGAAAAGACATACAAATAATCAGATAAATATTTTTATTTAATTTAAAATGGCCGATACTACCTCACTAGCTGAATCATCACAAGCTTTCTTTTGTGCGATTGCAGATTATTTGCAAATCAAAGGAAAAAGCTTAGGTGAATTCTTAGATCCAAAAAATAAAGAATTGGATGAGTTTTCCAAATTTGACAAAAAATGGAAAAGTGCTTTCAAGGCAAAGAATGATTCATTACAATCCATATACGATAAATTTACTGAAGCTTCAACTGGAGCTCAAAAAATTCCTTATGGTGATATAGAAGGTTTTTTAATGACAGAAAAAACATGGTACATTTCTTCTGCATTGATTGGTAAAAAATTAGTAGAAGATATAACCACCATCTCAACTGGATTTGCCAAAAAACCTAACATTAGTGATGTTTGGTACTATCGTGGTGACAAAATGATTATGAAAAATATTGAGTCACTTTTCAAAGAAGCAAATAAAAATAAGGCCGCACCACAATTTGGTGACATTAATAAATGGTCACCAGCCGATATCTATTTCGCTACAGATAAGGCTTCAAAAAGAATAAAAGAAAATGTAGATTTATATGTAACAGGTCGTGGTAAAAGTTATGGTTTTGATATCATGAACAATATGATTAGCGAACTGATAACATCAGGAGATCTATTACCCATATCATTAAAAAAACAAACAAATACAGTTACAATTAAAAAAGTAAATTTTGATAAAGTTGAAGAACAAACAGCGATACTAAAATATGAATATCACGGTTTAAAACAACCATGGAAAAAATACACATTAAACCAACCACAAACTAGAGATCTACAAATAAAATTTTCCCAATCTGATCGTGAAATGATTAAAATTAGACACGATGCTTCAACTGCAACAATGAAAGCAGAATTTGAAAGCAGAGATATGGAGGCAAGAGGTGGTTCTATTGGATCATGGAATATATTCTGCGATATCGTTTCATATATCGACAAACAGTTGGCTACAAAACTTCTTAATGATTACAAAAGAGGTAATGAGAAATATAAAGTTCAAGCTACTAAATTACGAAAAGAGTGGGAAGAAAAAGATAGAAGGTTAAGAAAACCAGAAGCTAAAAAAATGGCTAGAGCAGATTTTGATCAAGAACGTGGTGCTTTAAGTGCTATGTTGGTTACAAATGAGGTTTTTCCTACACTTATAGATTGGTTAGAAAAAAACAAAAGAAACATTTCAAATGCACAAGATTATGTTTCACCCTCAGATAGATTGATACAAGAATTATTTAAATACATAACTTCCAGAACAGATGATTCTGGTAAATTCATTATTGCAAAATAGGAATAATTATGGCACTCATTGACTTTGATAAATTGGCAAAACAGTATGAGATGGATGATGATTTTGGATTTTCTGCTGTCAGCGAAGAAGAATATAATAAGGTTATTTCAGAAAAAGCTGATACGGTAGAAGAATTTAGAGAGAGACTTCAACAAGTTGAAAAGATCATTATTCCTTTCCTAACTAAACTACATACTACAGGCGATAAAGAATATATCTATTGGCCAAACCGCAAACCAGTTATTGAAAAACAAATAGAAAGAATATTGAAACTTACTAGGACTTGATTATGTCTGCTACTGTGATTATACCAACTACTGGTTCTCCAGAGTTGAAATGTGCGATTGACTCCGTATTAAATCAAACATATCTCACCACTTGTTATGTTGTTGCTGATGGACCAAAATTTCATCAAGCAACAGATGAAATCGTAAAACAATACTCATCAGAAAATATTAAACTGTGCCACCTTCCCATAAATGTTGGTGCGAATGGTTTCTATGGCCATCGTGTTTATGCGGCCTTCACTCACCTTGTTGATACTGATTATATAATGTATCTAGATCAAGATAATTGGTATGATGAAAATCATGTAAAATCTTGTATAGATAATATAAGGAAAAATGATTTAGATTGGTGTTATTCTCTTAGAAAGATATACAGTAAGAGTGGTGATTATCTATGCAACGATGATTGTGAATCTCTAGGCAAGTGGAAAACATATCATGGAATAAACCATATTGACACCAATACATATTGCCTTAAAACAGAAGTTGCGATAAGATTAGCTTCTGTATGGCATGGTGGCTGGGGCCAAGACAGAGTTTTCTTATCCACAATATCACAACATTTTACAAAATGGGATTGCACGGGACTTTATACTGCAAACTATCGTGTTGACGGTGGGCCAGGATCAGTCAATAAAGAATTCTTTGATAACGGAAATGAAGTAATGCGAAAAAAATATAATGGAGAGTACCCGTGGAGAAAGACCTCATAATTGGTGGTTTCACCAACTACAATTACAATCAATTAAAACCGTGGGTTGAGTCCATCGATGAGTGTGGATTCACTGGTGATAAAGTTATGGTTGTTGGCAATTCGTCAGACGAAACTAAAGAAGAATTACTGAAAAGAAATTTCAAATTAGTTCAAATGCCAAATGATACAAATATTCCCATTCATGTGCTTCGTTTTCTTTACATTTATGAATATTTAAAATTACATTGGCAAGAATATCGTTATGTTGTAACAACAGATGTTAAAGATGTTTACTTTCAAAAAAATCCATTTGAATGGATAGAAAACAAATTCGATAAAGATATACTCTCATATGGTATCGTTTGTGGTTCTGAATGTTTGAAATATAAAGATGAACCATGGGGTAATGATAACTTAATGCAAACTTATGGGCAGTATGTGTATGACGAATATAAAGATAAAGTTATTTACAATGTTGGAGTACTAGGCGGCCGTGCCGAATACATTAAAGACTTAGTATTTCATATCTTTACGAATGGCGTAAACCGTCCTATTCCGATTGTTGATCAAGCAGTATTCAATGTATTAATTGGTAAACAACCTTTTAAAGATATTACATACTTAGCACAAATGTCTGATGCGTTTGCTTGTCAAGCGGGAACTGTGGTTGATCCAAGTAAAATAGAACATTTCAGGCCAAATCTAACGGAAAAGGAACCTATCTTTAAAGATGGCAAAGTTTATAATGCTGATGGCGAAGAATTTTATATTGTACATCAATACGATAGAGTTCCAAAATGGAAAGAAAGTGTGATGAAGAAATATTCATTAGAAGATTTAATAGTGATAAGGACATAAAATGAATTATGAACAAGAATTTATTGACGCTTGTAATAAGTCAACAGATATAAACGAACATTTACCTCGTCTGTCTGAATTGGCATCAGAGTGTAAACAAGTAACAGAGCTTGGTGTTGGTTGGGCTCAGAGCACAAGAGCTTTTTTGAGACACGGTAATGAACTGCACTCATATGAATTTGATCCACTTCCAGGAGTTATGGAGTTTTTTGTCAATGCTCGAAAAGGTGGTCGTGATGTTAAATTTCATGTGGCCGACACACGAAAAGTTGTGATAGAAGAAACAGATTTTTTATTTGTTGATAGCCTTCATGTATATGAACAAGTTAAGGAAGAATTAAGACTTCATGCAGCCAAAGCAAGAAAATATATTGGATTTCATGACACAACATCATACGAATTTAATGGTGAGTTTGGTGGCAAAGGTATATGGCCTGCAATTCAAGAATTTATAGATTCACATCCAGAATGGAAAATGATTGAACGCAGATATAACAATAACGGTCTAACAATTTTACAACGTGTCTAATATATCATTTTTTCATTGCGCTTCAATCTATAAAACTGCAACAGAAAAAGTTGTAGAGAATACTCGCAAATATCATCCTGATGATTATTATTTTCTTTGTGTAGATGCAACTCAAAACTTTTCTTATCTTGCAGAATCATATAAAACTGATTATCGATACTACATTGAGAAACTTGGTGGCCCACAACAACCATATGGTTATCAAACAGATAAAGTTTTAAAATTTCTAGAGAGATTTTATGAAGCTTGCAAACGATCACCAGCAACACACATAATGATGTTAGAGGATGATGTTTGGTTGAACAATAGAGTTACTGTCGATGATTCGTGGGAAATAGCCTGCCATGATATAGAGGGAGGCAATTTCATTCATCCAGAAGTTTTGAAAATGATAGAGGACTTTTCTGGTGTTAAAGTTGAAGAAAGGTCAAAGTGTTATGGAGGTGGTGGAGGTTCAATATATAAGATTGATACTTTCATAAAGAATTATGACCGTGTTGTAGATTGGTTTTCTAAAAATACAGAAGAAATACAAAAATATTATCCAACGATAGGCTGGATAGATTGTTTCATGGTTGTATATTATCTGTTATGTGGTAAACAGTATACGAAGAATTTATTTTTAGTGGATACACATAATCATCACGCCGGTTTTGATTATGAAAAATTTATGAATGAAATGCCAACAGGCACTCAGATTATTAACAACTACAAGAAATATTATTATGAATGAAATTGGAATAGTAACTGCTTTCTTTGATATTGGTCGTGGTGAATGGACACCAGACAAAGGACTGCCACATTATCTACACCGAACAAACGATACTTACCTACATCGTTTTCGACACATGGCACAACTAGAAAATCCTATGGTTGTGTACACATCAAAACAATTTGTTAAGGATGTTAAGCTATATCGAGCAGAGCGTCCTACCGAAGTCGTTATTGTTGACTTTGAAAAGAACTTCACGCAACTTAGAGAAGATATCACTAAGGTACAAAAGAGTGAAGAATATTTAAGCAAAATAAATCCCATGCAAGTGCGAAATCCAGAATATTGGTCGGCTGACTACGTTCTGGTCAATTTACTAAAATCAACTTTTGTGAATCAATCAATGAATCATTTGAAAACTGATTTGATTGCTTGGTTAGATTTTGGTTATTGCCGTGATGAATCTACCCTCAACGGTGTTAAAAAATGGTCTTATCCGTTTGCAAAAGATAAGATTCATTTCTTCAATATCAAAGATTGGGTTGAAGATACTTTAATACAAGATGTTATTGCAAATAATGATGTACACGTAACGGGACCATGTATTGTTGGTGGTCGTGATATGTGGCACAAACTTGAACATCTTGTTTATACACACACAATGAAACTATTAGAAAACAATTTAATTGATGATGATCAAACTTTATTGTTGATGTCTTACTTGTCTAATCCGGATATATTCCAATTACACAAAGTATCGAATCAAGATTGGTTTGTTGCATTTAAGGAATATCATGATAACACTTTATCTTAATTGTACCGCAAATTTAGGAGACTTTGTTCAAGTCTTACCTGTAATATCAGGTTTTGTCAAAAAGTACGACAAAGTAAATTTTGTTGTAAGGCATGACATGAAAAAATTCAAAGGGTTGATAGAATTTTTAAAATATCAAGACCTTTTTGAAACTGTTTGTTTTGATGATGAAGCAACAGAATATGGATCAAAATTGCTTCCTGTTTACATTGTAAGTTCTTGGACCAGAGAAGATAAAGGTGATCTTAATCGTCCTATAGAAACTTGCCGTTATGAGAATTGGTTAAAAGATCAATACCAATTTGAATTTGATGTGGATGATGATTTTGTAATAAAGTTTCCAAAATGTAATGTGTCAGTTGACATGGATGCCATTTATGTGGGTGATCGTTGGAATCATCAGGGGATCGATGACCGTAGAGAGACTGGCGTACTATCACACCTGAATAATTGTAAGTTCCTAGACTACAATAATGATCTCCTGACCAATTGTTATATTATCAGTACATCACCAAAACCTTTCATTACAAATTTTACTGGTATTGGTATGATTGCCGATCTATTAAACAAAGAATGCTTAGTGGTATGGAAAGCAGAAGATTGGAAACCAGAATATAGAATTGGTGATAATATCAGTTGGGATAATGGCAAAGATATTAATAAAATATTCGAGAAACATTTTTATTTAAACAGAAAAGCAAAGTTGGTTCATGCTAGTGAATTGGATTTATCAAAACTATGATTGATAATTACGAAAAAATATCTTATGGTCATTGGTATCAAAGAACACCAACTGGACCAGGTCCAGATTATAGTAAAGTGTATTCGCAGACACGATATGACACATATGCTACGACAGATAAAATGTCTGAGTTGAGATTCAATTTGTTAGAAAGAAAATTAGGCAAGTTCGATTCTATTTGTGATTTCGGTTATGGCAATGGTTCTTTTTTAAGATACTGCGAACAAACAAAAAAAATAAAAAATATTTTTGGATACGATATCTCTGATTATCCTATTCCTGATGGCGTATTTAAAATTAATGAACCTACAGATGTTGAAGTTGATGTTATGACTTTTTTTGATTCGATAGAACATCTATTACAAAGAGATTTAACAATATTCATTAATAAATTAAAATTAAAACACATTTGTATTTCTGTTCCTTGGATGCATGAATCTGAAGGTCCAAATTTCTTTAGAAGTTGGAAACATAGGAGAGAAAACGAACATATACACCATTTCGATTGTCATGGTCTTATCGGTCTTTTATTGTCATGCAACTTCAAAATAATTCATGTTGGAAATGATGAAGATGCAATTAGAACTCCTTACTCAAATTTACCAAACATACTAACCGTAATTGGAACAAAAAATTGATTTTAAATATCAATCTAGGTGTTTTTGGTGGCCCATTAAGAAACGGAGATCTTCTTGCTGTTTGTAATGTTGTTGAACATTTACGAAAACAAATTCCAAACTTAAAGTTTCACATGAAACAAAATTCCATTTCTTCTGAAGATTATGTTCGGAAAATGTATGATTTCTTATTGCAGAATACTGATTTCTTTTCTTTAGAACCTGGAAACGAAGATTTGAAATGGAACAAAATAAACTTGTGGGATTATAGGGACATTTCTGGAGATGTTGCAACAATTAAGAACAAAGAAAAAATTGAGAAGAAAATTGTAATTTGTCCTTTATTTGATGCACCATATAATGTTTATAGAAACTGGCCAACAGAATTTTTCTATAATTTGATACAATCTTATAATGACTATGATAATTACGAAAAAATTATTTGTATTAATAAACCTTTAAATCAAGAATTTGTAGGATGGAAGTACAGTACAGACTTTGCAGAAAATTTAAGACATATACAGACAGCTGAATATTTTATTGGTGCTGAAACTGGAACATCAATATTCGCATCTCTACTTGACCCAGCACCACCAAATCTAATCTATTATTATTCAGGTAGAGGTTTATTACATACAACTCCTTTTCACATATTCAACGGAAAAGGTCAGATGAAAAGTTATTGGTTGGATTTTGAAGGATCAACATGGACATAAACACAGAAAAAAATTTTGAATATTTTTATCACCTACAAAATTTGCCTCCATTATCAAATGAGGTAATTAATGAAGCATTAAATGGTGAATATTTTTGGAGTTTAAAACCCAACACATTAAAGTGTGATGCTGAATTGTTCAAATCTTCACGTTTCTTTAAATTACTAGAAAAACAATTTGGTTGGTGTAATGCTAGTTATATAAAAAACTCTCCTTTTATGTTATATGATTGGCACATTGATCAATCTAGGTCTGCATCATTAAATTGGGTAATTAAAACAAATACAAAGGCTTCAACTTTTTATCGTGATTTTTATGAAAATGATCCTTTTTCGAAAAAAATAGCTGGAACTGGAGGAAGGCCTTTATTTTGGAAATTAAAAGAAGTCGATTATACACTCTACAAACCAACATTATTGAATACTTCTTTACCACATTGTGTTATTAATAATTCTCCAGAAGAAAGAATAATATTGTCAGTAAGCGTACACGAGCCACCATATAATATCTTAAAAACCTTTTTGTGCAAATTGGAAGGTTCTGAATGGTACTAAACCGTAGATTTTAACTACTATGTATCAAACCCAATCTTTATACTGATCCAAGGTATAAAAAGAAATGTGATATAAATAAGCAATCGGGCAACCATAGTGTGTTGCATATCTAGAAGGAAATCAATGTATTCGTTTTTGTCTTTTCTAAGAGAAGAAACTGAGCCTAAACAACTCAAACATATACACCATGCGGAAGATAGACCTCTACTTCATGGAGAAGAAGGTTTTGATCATGCATACGGAGCTCTCCAACAGGCACATGAACATATAAAATCTGGAGGCGAGAGTTCTGCACTCACCATGAAATATGACGGTTCACCATCGGTCGTTTTCGGCCACCATCCAAAAACTGGTAAATTTTTTGTAGCCAGTAAGTCAGCATTTAATAAAACTCCAAAAATAAACTACAATTCAAAAGATGTTGCAAAGAATCATGGCCATGCACCAGGTCTTGCAGAAAAATTGAATTCTGCACTTGTACACTTGAAAAAGGTTGCACCTAAGACTGGTGTATACCAAGGTGATCTTATGTTCTCAGAAGGAGACAAAGAAGATAGGGGTGCCAAAGGAGTTTCATTTACACCAAATACGATTAAGTATACTGCAAAAAACGAAGAAGCTGATAAAGTTCGTAAAGCAAAACTTGGCGTAGTTGTGCATACACAATATCACGGTGATGATATTACCACAATGTCATCCGATTCTCATCCAGATGTTCACAATTTTAAACAGCACAATGATGTTTGGAGCAAATCAGTAAACCATGACACAAAACAAGTGCATTATTCTGATGCAGATCAAGAAACTTTTCAGCACCACATGAATGAAGCTAAAAAAATACATGACCAAAATAAGTCTATGTACAAGGCAACAGAAATGCATCGTGGAGACGCTGGACATCTTGCAACATATATTAATCACACAGTTCGTACAGATGAAACACCAACCGCTGAAGGTTTATCGAAACACATACAGTCAAAATATACTAAACAATCAGAGAAATTAAAAACACCGATTGCACAGTCAAGAAAAGAAGTGGAAGCAAAAACACATATAAATCACATTGCTTCAAATGAAAAACACTACAATAACCTTTTACAAATGCATAATCATTTGCAAAAAGCAAAGAATTTATTAGTATCCACATTAGAACAACATACTGGTGGTTTGGAACATCATATAGATAGTAAACCAACAGGTCCAGAAGGTTTTGTTGTAAATCATAAGAGTGAACCTACTAAATTGGTTAATCGTTCAGAATTTGCAAAGGCAAATTTATTAAAGGTAAGAAAGTGAAATCATTTAAGAATTTAATACAAGAAGAATTTAAAAAGCCAGCAGTTATTGCTTTTGGCAGAATGAATCCTCCTACTACAGGTCATTTAAAATTAATTGATAAAGTAAGAGAGACTGCTGCTCGTCTAAATGCACACCATGAAGTTATTGCTTCTCATTCTCAGGATAGTAAAAAGAATCCATTAACAGCGCAACAAAAAGTTAAACACTTACAGAAATATTCTCCTGGTACAAATTTTGTTGCCGCCTCAAAAGAACATCCGTCTATTTTTCATCATGCAGAGAGACTGAGTAAAGCAGGCCACGACCATTTGGTAGTTGTTGCTGGTTCGGACCGTGTAAAAGAATTTCATGATAGTTTAAACAAATACAATGGAAAACCAAATAAAGAAGGCCATGTTCCATACAACTTTAAAAAGATTACTGTAGTTTCTGCTGGATCTCGTGATCCTGATGCAGAAGGAACAGAAGGTATGTCTGGCACTAAGATGAGAGAACACGCAAAGAATCGTGATTTCGCATCATTCAGAGAAGGTGTTCCTTCTCATGTTTCAGATAAAGACGCCAGAGAATTAATGATCGATACCCGTAAAGGTATGGGTATTAATGAAGATGTCAGTAGAGGACAATTCCGAGCAATATTTGTTACCGGTGGTCCAGGTTCTGGTAAAGATGTTGTTATCCGTGAAGCAGTTGCAGAATCAAAGATTGTAGAATTAAATGTTGTGCAAGCGCAAGAATATCTAGGCGACAAACAAAAACTATCAGAACAGTCCAAAGATTATCGCAGAGAAGCAATTAGAAACCGTGGTCCTTTGATTATCAACGGTCCAGCCGATGATCGTGACCGTATTATGTGGATCAAAGAAGAACTTGAAGATTTAGGTTACGGAACTATGATGGTATTTGTCAATACCACAAACGAAACCAGTAAAGAAAGAAATTCACTATTGTCCAGGACGATGGTTGAATCTGTGAGACACGATAAGTGGTTGCGATCTCAAGAAAATACTAAATACTTTAACGAAGTGTTTTCTAAGTTTATGATTTTTGACAACACAGGCGAGGTTAAAGAAGAAGATATCCATGATGTGTATGAATCTACAAATATTTTTCTAGATTCAGAAATAGTTGGTGAAACAGCCCAAGAGTGGTTAGAACGCCGCAAGTCAGTAGATATTAATAGATTATTTAAGGAATATAGAAATGTTAAAAAAGATAATAGATTTTCTGAAAGTAAAACCAGTCCAGTCAGCGAGCTCTTCCCAGGAATCCAGCTCCAAAGAAAGCTCAACAAGCGAGATAACATCAAAGACGATGACATCAGAGCCACAGGCGGTTACACCTTCAAAACCTACCACGAAGCCTCGCAGCCAGTCGTCAAGGTCCAACCAGAGCCAAAAGAAAGCAACTTCAGGCGGGACAAAGAAAAAGAAAAGTTAAAAAGAATAGTTCGTGCCCCAAGTGGTGCGATAAAGACACAAGGAGTAGGTCCAGAATTTGACACTCGCCAACAGGGAACAGTATACCCTATGTCAGGACTAGGCGATGTGACCTACCGAGAACAAAAAGAATTTAAAGATTTTCGTAAGCATAGAAATCCAGTAGCACACGCTTCACAAAAAGTAGGACCAGGATCAGGTAAACATAAACAAAAATCTAAAGATGCAGTTCGTGGTGAGAAACATAAGAAGAAACAATATCACGAAGCTATAGATGATCCTGGTGCAAACGATATGGGTGTTGCTGGAACTTTAGGTGGTTCTACAAATAAAGAACCTATGCAAAAAATTTCTGATACATACGGTAAAATTAAATTGTTGCGGAAAAATAAAAATGTTAAAATTTAAAGACTTTATTTTAGAAGTTGCTGCCTGGCAACGCAAAGAAGGTAAATCTGAATCTGGTGGATTGAATCGCAAAGGTATTGAATCATATCGCAGAGAAAATCCAGGTTCAAAACTTTCTATGGCTGTTACAACGAAGCCATCAAAGTTGAAAAAGGGTTCTAAGTCAGCAAAAAGAAGATTAAGTTTTTGCAGAAGAATGTCTGGCATGAAAAGAAAATTAACATCAGCAAAAACTGCTCGTGATCCCGATTCAAGAATAAACAAAGCTCTACGTAAGTGGAACTGTTAATAACGGAGAAAAAAATGTTCACCAAGTCAAAAGTAACTCAATCTATGGTCGATGCTGTAAACGAAGCACTCAAAGGCGACCAGCACAAAATTGATGCCAACAAAAATAAAAAAATCGATGCACAAGATTTTGAAATTCTTCGTTCTAAAAAAGAAGTCAAAGAAGAATTAAAAGGTGATCAGCATAAAATTGATGCCAATAAGAACAATAAGATTGATGCACACGATTTTAAAATTCTCCGTAAACAGAAAAAAGAAACTTATGGTGAAGAAGCAATTGCTAGAATCATCGAAACTTCTCATCTGAATAAAAATAAAAAAGATGATGTTCCTTTTACTCCTGATAAACCAAAAAAATCTCCATCAGCTATAGCTGGCAAATATGGTCAATCATATTCTACTGTGCGCCATCTTGCTAGACTAGGAATGAAGCAAGTAACGAAAGAAGCTGTTGATTTAGATGAGGCTCGTAAACTGGAAGGCACATATTCAAATAAAAATGGTCACGAATCAAAGGTATACAAACTATCCGGTGAACATAATGAAGGTGATCCTTATCACGTTAAACTTTTTAAAAATGGTAAGCATCATGAACCAGCTGATTACTTTACCAATGATAAAGACGATGCTCATTCAACAGCCAAGGCAATGGTCAAGGAAGAAGTTGAACTTGAAGAACGTACACTCACAGAACCAGAAGCAGCAGAAAAAGAGCGTATTGTTAAAGGAATGAAAAAAGGTTTGCAAGGTTTCAAACAACGATATGGTGAGCGTGCTAAATCTGTTATGTACGCAACAGCAACAAAACTTGCTAAAGAAGATACCGTACAAGAAGGTGAGAATAAGCAAGTAAAAGGCGGTGATCCTTGCTGGACAGGTTATCAAATGGTTGGCATGAAGAACAAAGGTGGCAAGAAAGTTCCTAACTGTGTTCCAGAAGAAACACAATGTGACACACCAATGAATCGCACAACCAAAATTGCAAAGTCAGCTTTTGAAGCAGTAAAGAACAGAACAAAAGTAAAATGAAAAAATTAAATTCTATTCGAAAAAATCCTGAGCCTGCCAGAGGACAAAGTGGAATAAATCCACTTGATCCTTGGGGTGCAAAAGCAGGTATCAATGAAGAACCAATCAATGAGATATCTGCTCGTGCATCTGAATCTGATTTACTATCTAGATATTTAAAAGCTAGAGGCATTAATCCAGAATATGTGCCAAAAAATACAAAAGTTGCACATTCTAAATCTTCAGAATTTATGAAGTGGAAAACAGACCATGCAAATGATCGTTTTGAATCGGTTATGACAACACATTCTCCTACAGGTAAAAAGTTTCATCAACTGAAAAAATCTGTTCATACTCATTCGTTAATTGAACCTGTTCACACTAATGGTTTGAGAAAAGAAGAAAAAGATAAAACAGATACCGTAACATTAAATATACCTCTAATGATTCGTATGTTAGAGTTGGCAAGAGAAGATATTAAATCTGATGCTGATCTACACAAGGTTATTGAAAAACTTATCAGTATCCGTGATAAAGGCACATTGACAATGGATGACTATGATTTTGTTTCTAAGATACAAGAAGCATATAGTCTACCTACTGCATCTGATGCTGATCATGAACACGTTAAGAGACATTTGAGTTCTGTATTAGGTGTACATAGTAAACCAGAAGAAAAGAGTTCAGTACCTGCTGTTCATCGTGCAATACAAAAAGTTTCTGGTATATCAGACTCATCGACAAGAAGAATGTCTAAAGATATTTTAAAATCATTAGTACAGAAACATAGAATTGTTGTCGATAAAGATCACAGACAATTATTAAACAAAGAATCAACACAAATAAATGAACTTAGTCCTGCAACTAAAGCGTCATATAAAGAGAAAGCAAAACAAACAATTGCTCAGCTCAAGCCACACGCAAAATCAGGCGAGTATAAAGATATTGCTCAAAATATTATTAAACGCCGTGAAAAAGGTTTATCAATGGCCAAAGAAGAAATTGAAACAGCCAATGAATCTTCAGCCTACGGTAGAATTAGTTCCAGATTCAAAACACTATCTGGTCGTTCACTTGATGCAGCTGCAAAAGAACATGGTGATGAAGCTAAGAGGCTTCAAAAAGAAATAGAAGCACAACAAAAAGAAATAGATCGCCGTAAAGCTGCATTGAAACAAGAAGAAGTTGGACAAATTGATGAAGTAGAAAAAAAAGAATATTCTAAATCTGCTCGCATTATCAAAAGCATCTACAAAAGAAAACATATGAAAGAAGATATGTATGATTTTGAAAAAGGTGACAAACAACAATCTCAAGATGATAATGTTGGAGACGATAGAAAAAGACCTAAAGCCAAAGCTATCATGACTGGTGGTAAAACGATGACCGGTCAACAAAGGGATGATGTGGAGATTGATCCAGAAATGGCTCGAAAACCTAATCCACCAGATGGTTTTGAAAAGGACTATGGAAAGAAATCGGTTTAAATAATAGATAAATAAGAAGATAACCCAAGGTTAAAGGAGAAAAAAATGCCATCATGGGGTAATAACGATAACGCAGCCAACGCACCATATTGGGCTGTAAACTCAACAATTGTCAATGCGACTAACGTAAAAGCTGATGCTTCTGCACCAACAGCTGCAAACGTTGCATTGTTGTTCAGCAATACCACAGCTGATGTATATACAGTAAATGCGACCATAGGTCTCTTTGGTGTATCTGCCGCAGAAGCTGCAGCTGATCTAAACACAGGTGCTCATACTGGTTGGGTATTGCGTACAACTGGTTCAGGTGGTCGTGCAAACCGTGTTCAAGAAGAAGTTCTCGTTGCGATGAACACAATGAATAGTGACTACGAAGATACCACATACAAAGATGCGGTTATCACAATCACTTCACAACCATCTAATGGTTCTGCTGCGAATGGCGCTGGCAACACAGTAACATTTACTGTTGCAACATCTGTTGTACCATCTGGAACATCATTGACATACTACTGGCAGTACAACAATGGTTCTGTTTGGGCAAATACAGCAACTGCGGGAACATTCTTTACAGGAAATACATCCACAACATTGACGGCTAATGCAGCAAACACCTTCTTGAATACATACAAGGTTCGTGTAATCGTTAATGCAGCAGGTGCAACTAGTGTAACTTCCGCAAACGCAACTATTACAATTACTTAATAAATAGTTTGCTTTTGGTGGTTTTGTGTTGACGACAACGGAGACATCCTAAAGGTTGTCTCCGTTTTTTAATATTAGGGTTTGAATTGATGTTTGATGATTTAAATGAAGATAATTTTACTTTATATGCAATGAAGTGTTATGAAGCACCGAATTGTATTATGTCTGAGTTTGAAGGAGATATAAAACGAACAAAATATCTTAAAAGATTGTTTCGTAGATATAAGATCACAAAAACTCTAAAAGAAAGATTGATATTAAATCACATTATTCTATTGAACAATGTTTTTGGGCCAGAAGCAACATCAAGAATATTGTTTTATAGGATTGATGAAAGAGATTATGATATACTCAAAACATTTCTTTTATATTTGAATATATTACCTGATGTAATAAAAGGCATTAATGGCAAATCAATTTTAACAAATGATATTCCAATAGATATGGATATCGCAGAAAAGT